TCAATAAGTGGTGACAGGAAACAAGATATTCCATTTAACATAATATACATTATGCGCAGTGTTGTCTGGCCCGTGGCTGGGGGTCAGGAACATAGCAACCGCAAGGGCTACAGCCGTGCCTGTACCTTTTGTGTACTTCGCTAAAATGTCATACCAAGCGCGTTTTAGCTCGGGATCTTCTTCTCTGGCTGCTGCGAGACTTAGCATTACTTCTTTGACATCAAGGCCGACAGCCTCGGCAATCTTTTTTGCTGTTGCATCAGTGAGTTGCGCTTTGCCTCTGGTGAAGCGTGATATGTGAGATTGCGTGAAACCCAAGTCAGCGGCGACTTCCTGAAACTGGGTGAATTTTTTGGCTCTCATGTAAGCCTCGATCAACGATTTAGAGTCCATTTTTCTTAACTCCTCACTTTATCAATGGCCGTATCATAACCATTTTTGGCCTAAAAAAGCCCGTTGAAACTTACTTGCGAAATTGATCAAATGCCACTTGCCAACCTAATCAAGTGATTGATCTATGACCTACTCTAGCCCACAAAACCAAGATCTGCCTGCGCTCATAGAGCGCAAGGTCTATTGGCAGGCTGAACCGACCGGCGATCTCTCCGCCTGTGTCGCGGGTCAGGTTGAGATGTTTCGGGATCTGCATGAGCTGCGGGTCTATCTGTCCATGACGTACCCCGATACCGTGTTCGAGCTGGTCGAAGTGACCGAGGACACATGGCAAGGTTTCTATGATCAGGGAGTCTTTTTCGATGACTGGTCATAATTCCGTGATGCCGATAAATAGCGTTATCGGCACCAAAACCCTGATCGATTATCTGTCCTTCACCTGGGCGCCGACCGAGTTGCGCCAGATGACCGAGCTTGCCAAACAAGGTGCGCTCTTGAAGGCTATCCCGCGCTTTGACACCAAGGTAAAAGCCCTGCAAGCGGCGTTCTCTGAGCCTGCTGTCGAGGGTTTGCGTTACCTGTGGAAGCGTCCGGTTGGTTTCGCTCCCCTCACCCACTTCGACAAGGTGTCAGAGCGGCTCTGTGATAAGGCGCAGCGGTTGGGCGCAACCCCTGCCCCTACTGCGGCCCGTGTGTACGACAAGGCCACCGAGCGGTTGAGCCTAAAGGGTGTGGTCAAGTCCCCTGCCCCCGTCTTTACCCCTTCCATGACCGAAATGATGGAGCGGGCCTTGCACTCTAACTACCGTTCTCGGGCCGACATGCGCAAAGAGCTGAAAGCTGTCTGCGCATCCCTGCTCAAGTTCTCCCAGTTCGAGGTGGTCGAGGGTGCCAAGTATTGGGAAGCCTACAACGATTTGATCGACTGCTACGGGGTGCAATTTCTCGATGCCCTCTGCTGTTCCGAGATCGAGCTGTGGCTGGAAGAACTGAACACCAAGATCGGGGTGCCTATCCCTGAGCCTCGTTTCACTATGCGCCCTCGCCGCTCCGGTCTGCATGGTTACGCCAACTCGGCCGACCTGCTGTGTGATGGCCTCCCCTGTGGCCTGATTGGTTGGGGTGCTGCCAACCACGGTTGCATGGTGAGTTTTTCCGGCGTGGGTTGTGCCGCCCTCGATATGCAGGCTTTGCACTCTGTTATCTCTCACATTCCATCGGTTCGCATCACTCGGGTGGATTTGGCGCTCGATGACTACAGCGGTGAGGTGATCAGTTATCAAGGGGCCATTGATGGCGCTCAGGCTGGCGAGTTTCACCCAGAGCGGGGCCGTGCTCCGGCGTGGATGAAAATCGAATCCGGTGAGTTCGTTATATCCGAGATTGCCAAGGGCATCGTAAAGCGGTTTGGCATGGCACCGACAAAAGGTTGCTCTTTTTATGTGGGCAGCCGGATCAACGGTAAATGTGCTCGGGTATACGAAAAGGGTAAACAAATGCAATCGGCAGAGAACCCAAATTGGGTACGCGCCGAAGGCGAGTTACACAATAAAGACCGGATAATACCGCTCGATGTGCTGATTAACCCTGACCCTTATTTTGCTGGGATGTATCCGCAATTTGCCAAATGGCTTGATGCTATTAAGCAGTCGGAATCTGTTCCGGTACGTGTGACCACTTTTAAAAACAAGTTCAAGACCAGTCGGGACAATGCAGTTTTCCATATGTCTCGGATGGCGGGCCGCCTTGTTAATTGGTTAGCAAGTGTTGAGGGGCTCGCCCCTGAAACGATTGTTCACCAATTAACAGCGCATCTTAAAGAGGATGATATTCCAGCGCGGTTAAGAATGCCGCTACCACCCGAGTTTATATCGGGTGAGCATTGTTTAGTTTGACCTATAAATCAGGTTCTTCAACGAGGTAAATATTATGTCCCTGCTCACTGGTGTTTTGGTAACTCGTGTTACTCATGGTTATGGTGTGTCCCGTAAATCTGGCGCTCCTGTCCCTTATGATTTCGCGCAAGTGGAATATTTGGCTCCGGCAAATAACGTCAACAAACCCGAGTGCAATATCCACTCATGGGGTTATGAAGTTCGCCAACTGGCCCTTCGTAATGATGCGGCGACTATCAAGGAAATGGCCGACTGCCCCAAGCTGGTCGCCATTGATCTTGTGCTTGAAGCAGATCCCCAGAATCCGACCCGAAATGTGGTTGTTGGCTTCCAGCCTAACAAAAAGCCGGTATAACCGCCGCGCACCGAGGAGGAGGAGCGAGAGCGCGCAGCGAGCGACGACGAGGGCGCGATAATGCTTTGTCTAGATATTACCTCCGAGGGATATGCTCGATTATCCGAGGGGGATGCTTGTAAATATGTGCTCCTGACTGTTCAGGAGCATTCCAGACTCACGGATATATCAAACTGGTTCCAGTTCGATATATCCACTGTGGGGATTGCCTTTGGCTCTGGCCTTGCTGTCTGGGTCTTGGGCGTAAAATTGGGCGCAATTGCCCGTGTAATTGTTGGTGCAAAACGAGGATAAAATAATGAAAAAAGTATCAGGCTTGTTCCGTAATGCTTGCATTGCGGCTGTGTGTGGTCTGTCTGCTAATGCTGCTATGGCCGAAGGTGGTACTGGCCTCTCTGATGCCGCAGCCAAGGCAATGGAAGCCGCGCAAGCTGACGTCACTAACACCTCTCCCAAGGTGTTGCTGGTAGTCGCACTGGTGACCGCTACAGGTATCGTTATTTCCCTGATCCGTAAAGCCTAAACCATGTCCCTGCTTATCGGGACACTCTGGTTTTTGTTCTTTGTCGAGGGATGGCGAACATCCTTCTCTATTTAAGGCGGCTCCGGTCGCCTTTTTTATATTGGGGGCTGTGTGCGCTTAGGTTGGCTTTTACTGTTATTTCCATCGGCGGCATTTGCAATTGCGGGTTGTCCTGTCGGTGTGCAATTGGGTAACGTCACGATGGCAACTCCATTGCCTGTTTGTCTTAAATTTGAAGGCTCTCAGCTTGGTGGCTGTTTGGTTGCTTGTAATGGAGTGTGTGTAGAGTTGCCGCTGGCAAATACCAAGGGGCCAGTAGAGACTACCGGAACGGCTTGCAGTATTACCGAGAATGGTAGTGGCAACGGTGATTCAGATGGCAGTGGCAATACGCCAGATGAAGGTGCTTCCGGCACTAAGCCTATTTCTGGTTGGCTTGACTTTGAACCTGTGATTGGTGATGCCACCGGAACATCTGTTTCGGGGGCCGTTGCCAAACTAAATAAAAACCTTGGTGTTGCTCTGCGTCAGGTTGTTGAAGGTTCTAAACAGGATTCTGGCAATCTTAATTCTATTGCTCATAGTGCCGAGTCATTTTCTCGGGATATGAAAACTGCGCTTTATCATCTTGAACGAACAGCTAACGAAACATTTTATTCAAAAAATACTCTCATGGATATCATGGGGCGTATTAATACATCCAATGATTATTTAGAGAAGATCAGTAAACTTGATTCTTCCTCTGGGGCTGCTTCAGGTGCGACTGGTACAGGTGGCAATTTATCAAAGGAATTCGAGGACAAACTTTTTGGCACTTTGGATTCCATGCGTTATGGCTCTTTGAATAACATAGATTTCAAGATGAGCGATGTTAAAGGCCATTTGGCTGCTATTGAAGGTGCTTTAGGTCGTAATGGCATGGCCGGTAATGTTTACGCCATACGTCAGCTGATGGAGCAAATGTCGTCAGGTTCTTCTGGTGGTGGCTCAACGGGCGGTGGTTCTACTGGCGGCACTACTGGTTCGCCCAATCAAGAACAGCTGTTCAATATGCTTGAGGCTATCAACGACAATATAAGCAGAACTGGCGGCACGACTGCCAATAATTCTGGTGATCTGTTGCAGGCTTTCTATGAGTTGCAGCGTCAGCTGGCATCCGGCGAGGCTGGCGGTGGCTCTGGTGGTGATGGTTCCAGTATTGATTACTCCAAGCTGCCAGGCTCTGGGGACAACCCGCTTTCTGTGAAAGAGGCTAAGTATTCTTCTGCATGTTCTGGTAATGACTGTTTCTTTGATGTGGCAGCCATTCAAAAGAAACTGGATGAAGCAAACAAGGCTATCTCTGACAAATACAAAGATATTGGCGATGAAGTCAGGGATATTTTTGATTTTCAGCTTTCCGGCTCTGCTGGGGTTATCGAGTGCTTCGACTTTTTCACTTATGGCGGAAAAGACTATCGGGTTTGTCCACCTGCAAAAGAATATTGGAACATCATCGCCGCGCTGATGATGTTTATTTTCTACTTCATTGCGTTCGCAATTGTATTTAAGAGGTAACACGTCATGGAATGGCTTGGTGAGTTCTTTAATTCGTTCTTCAACGATATATATCAACTGGCTGTGCAGTTCGGTGCATGGCTGGCAATCAGAATGGCGGTGCAATGGGTAGAGTTTAAATTGTTTATGCTCACCTTCACATGGGACGTTGCCAAGCAAATTTTGGTGAACGTTCACTTTAGTGAAATGATCTCCCAATCCTTTAATGCCCTCCCCGCCGACTTCCGCTCGATGCTGCTCTTTATCCATCTGGATAAGGGGTTAGCCATCCTGACGCAAGCCTTCGTTACCCGCTTCCTGCTGAACATCATGGGGTGGTAAATGTCCATCAAGATCCACCACGGCGCGCCAGGCTCTTACAAATCATCAGGGGCTATCCACACCGATGTGATCCCCGCCATCAAGGCAGGCCGCCACATCATCACCAACGTTCGCGGGTTCACCGCCGAACGCTGCAAAGAGGTACTGGGTAAGGCTGTGCCCGATGAGTTCAAGGTGACTTACATCGACACGGAAGCCCAAGAGGGCCGCGACCACTTGGCCCGCTTCTACCACTGGGCACCGAAGGGGGTGTTCTTTCTGGTCGATGAAGTGCAGCGGATCTTTCCGCCTGCATGGCGTCAGAGCGACTTAGACCGACTCGATTATCCGGGTGGGCCAGAAGTCGCCAAGGCTGACGGGCGACCGGAAACCATAGACGTTGCCTTTGATATGCACCGTCACCACAACTGGGATTTCGTTTTTACTACCCCGAACATCAAGAAGGTTCACGCCGTGATCAGGGCCGCGTCAGAGACGGCGATCAGACACACCAACATGAAGATATTGGGCTTTGGGAAGCGCTATAAAACGGTCTTGCATCTGGCGGACAACAGCGGCGCATCCATGTCCGATGTTCTGCAGGCCAAGCCATTCAACAAGGTGCCCAACTATGTTTTCAAGCTCTACGACTCAACTACAACAGGCCAAGTCACGGATACAATCGCGGGTAGCTCGATTCTGCGAGATCCTAAAATTCTGTTTTTTCTGGGTGTTATTGGATTCTGTCTCTATTTTGGCCTCATCAAGCCGGAATTTATTGATAAGCCTAGTAAGGCCTCTGCGCCCTCTCCTACCGCTGCTGCGACTACTGGGGCGGTGGGTGCTTCGCCCACTGCTGGGGTACGTCCTAGCGGCGCTCCTGTTGCGTCTGATAGCGGGGTTCTTTCTGTAGGGCCGTTTGCAGGGCATAAGCTGATCATCAGTTGCCATGTGTTGGTAAAGGATGAACGGGGATCATATCGGGTCGAGTATTGCTTTGCCCTGCGCAAGGGTGACGATGTGCAACCCGTTTACAGTGACGACTGGCCGGATCAACTGGCCAGCGTGGACGCTATGAGCGCTTGCCATGCTGTGGTGAAGTATCAGGGTAAGCCTGTTGACGTTTATTGTGATCCAGAAGGTGACGCCCTGCGCCGTAAATACAATGCTGCCCTCTTTGCTGGCGGTGATACCAAAAACAAACCAAGTGATGACCGGACATAAATTACATAACTGCGTCACTGCATTTTTTATGTTAAATAAGTTTCCAGCTGGGTTTATCTTGAATGGGTTTGCCAATATGGGCACTATAAAATTTTGAGATTTACTAACTCTGAGGGTTATGGGAATGAATAAGACAGTATATGGTATTGCTGCAGTCGAGGCCGCTGGCTTGGTGAGTTGTGGTACTATGCCGCGAGAGGCTTGGGATGCAGCAGTTAAGGATCTAAGTGCATCATCTCGTGACAAGGGTTGTCCAAGGAATGCATTTATTGGTTTATGTGATATGGGTTATGTTTGCAAATCTAAACCGGTTGTTTTTGACGCTGATGGGCTGGGAAAGAATGCCCGCTATGCAGTAGAGGCCGTTCGTATTTTAAAGAATACAAATTTTAATTATAAAGCAAACAAGCTTTGGCATACCGTTGTACAAAAAACTGATAATCCTGAAAAAAAACATAATGGCCAGATGCATGTTGTGATGGCGCTTATGGATGCTCGGCTGATTGATTTTAGCAGAGTGTGATTGTAAACAGAGAATAGGGGCGGTAGCCCCTACAAGCCGCCCTCTGCTGTCCATTTGACCTCCAAAAGCCTCGCGGCGGAACACGCCCATCTACCCGAGAGACTGGATCACCCCCTTCCCTGCCAAACCGATCTTTAATGCCCCAGTCAGAGCGACCAGTCGTAAGGGTTGAGGAAGGAGCGCAGCGAGGACGAGACCCTGTAGGCTGTAGGGCGCGGGTGGTGACAGCCTTATCCTCCTGTCGTAGACAAGCCGCTCTCAAGGTCTTTCGCCGTCTTTGTCTCTTTGGTTGGGCCCCCCGTGTAGTAATACGGGGGGAATACTACCCCTTCCCTCTACCCCTACCGTCTACCCCCCGCCCCTTCCCGTTCTGCCCTTGACCACTCGATGGTGGGGCCATACGGGCAACCACTCGGCTAAGGCTTACTCGGGCGAGTGTTTAGTGCAGGGGCGTTCTTACTAAAGCGCGGGGGGCGCAGCCTCCAGCTTTTGCGGCGCTACGCGCCGACATATGTTTTTTCTATCAACCCATCTTAATGATAGTTGTTGATTATAATTGACACAGTTGACAGTATAGTTTCTGGTTGTGGTAAAGCCATTGATAACAAGAGGGATTCTTATGGATACAACCTTAAAAATACTATGTCATTTGTTTAGTTTTGACCTTCTCAAGAATGCTAGCCCGATGGTTGTTGCCTTGGCTCATCGTTCAATTCGGTTTGGCTTTGATAGTCTATCTGTAGAGCAGAAATTGATTCTTAAACCCTTTCTATCCGTTAAGTGTTCTGGTTATGAAGATGTGGATGGTGCGCATCAGTGTTCGAAGGTGTTAGAGGGTGAAGATCTTTTGGAGGCTTATGGAGCATCGGGCGGGTCTTGGTTCATTCAATGTCGTCACTGTCACGCAGCAACGAAGTGCATTGCTTATTGCGCTTCGGCGGATGATAAATAAATGGGGGCCGTAGCCCCCAAGCTCACATTACGCCAAGTTTCTTTCTCCAATAGAAAGCAGCCATTTGCCGTTCGGATCGCTCCACCTGGATGATGGCAATCGCCTCTATCCTGCGTCTGTCGAATCTCACACCTGTTGGTGATACAAGGCAATCATTCATCATTCGCCAACCTTCCCAGTCTTTCCAAATTGTGGGCAGTTCTCTCCCTGAAGCCATACGCATTAGCCGTTTATAGACAGGTGGGATCTCTTTGCCTTTATCCCAATATGTGACCTGCCTCACAGAAACAAAACAAAGATTGGCCGTTTCTTCAATTGATAAACCGCACTCAAACCATCGAAAAATGAAGTTTTTGGTCAACTCTCGTTCCATCCAAGTAAATACCTGATAAACCAGCAAAATTGCGTGGATTGGCTTATCGGCGGGTTTCGGATGGGCATTTAACAAAACGTCGCATTATGCGCAATGAAGGGTGCGGGAGGACGGAATGAAGAGAACCGAACAATGGAGCCGCTTTGATGCGGTTGACTGCCTGGCCACCGAGGCCGATATGGTTGCTTATCTGCAGGCAGCTCTTGAAGATGGTGATCCGGCGCTGCTGACTGCGGCGTTTGATGATGTGGAGCGTGCTCGCGCCAAACTGCGTGGCCAACCGCGCTACACACTGGAATAA